AAACTTAATAAAAAGTAAAATAAAGCTTTACATAATGTTATGTTTTGCTATTATGTACTCAAGCCAACGAGGCAACCACTTATCCAGGGAGCGACAAATTATGAAAATCACGCACGCATCATTTAAAAAAATAATTAATCAAACGGTAGAGGTAGTACAGCAAATAGAAACTCAGTCCTGCGTTAGTCCTGAGTTATCTCATGCTCTAGAGTCACTCTTAATTAAAGTAAAACTTTTGAGTGATAACGTCATCACTCGACAGTTAACATTTTTTATAGAGAGTTTGCTGTTAGCATCTTACAAAGATGATGTATTAAGTATCGACAGCGCGATAAAGTTTGAGCGCTTACTACTCAATGTGAAATTTAAAGAGCGTCTTTGTCAAATCGACTACAGAAATCTCGATAGCATTGAGATATTTGAGGAAGCACTTTTTAACATTAGAATTGACCGGATGTTGACAGGTGAAAATGTCTATCATGTCAAACAAGATGGACATGACAGCGTCCTTTGCAAAAACGGGACACCCGTTTACTATTCAACTTACATTAGCAGTATGATTGATCTACTCATTGAATATAAGTCTCACAACTCAACCTCAACTCTTTAATAAAAAGTAAAATAAAGCTTTACATAATGTTATGTTTTGCTATTATAACCCCATCGAAACGAAAACAACGCGGCAATAAATTATGAAAACTATCAATGAAACAAAACTAAATCACGAAGTCTACGGCTTGCGCGTAATGACTAAATTCAACGGTAAAGATGAAGTTGTAAACGTTGGCGATTTTATTGGTAATAGCTATCACTGGGTTGATGGATGTAGTTCTGGCGATGCTATAGACGGTACATGCGCTATATTTTTGGATGTGGATGGCTTTGACGGTGAGGTTATTAATTTTGATGCTGCTGTTAAATTGGCTGAGCAGTATAAACATGACGACGAGCAAGTTGTCATCGTCGGTGGAGATTTATCAATTGATGAGGTTTTTAACGACACCGACGAAATTGTAATCAAAAACGCTGAAGTTGTAGAAATATTATAAAGGAGCAACACATGACACCAGCAAAACTAGCAAAAAGCCTTGGTGCTAAAAGCCTATCAGAAGTAGCCGCCGCTTACAGCATCCCGCACGCGTGCCAGCTCAACGCAATCCACGCAAGAGACCCGGACCGCTTTGAGCGCATGGTCAGGGTTCACGTTATGGCGAAGCAGCTAGGCGTGCCGACTCAGTCCCTAGACTTCATACTTGAGAGCATCGTGGGCAACTTGCAGAAAACCAACGCGGCCGATTACTTTATCGAACGCCCCGACGAGCGCGAAGAATTAACGCGCGCTTACGTTGCGGACTTCCGCGTACGCATGAACGACATATGCGAACAGTTGCTACTTAACGAGCAGGCGAAAAGCGATTTTCGCGAAGTCGTTTATGGGTTACTGACGCGCTAACCAACTCAGCCACCGACCCGAACGAGCCGCTTAACCAGCGGCTTTTTTGTGCGTGGCGTTCTTGACGTCGGTAACACTAGCGGTTACACTTCCGGTTACATTATCGGTAACACTAAGAGGGTAAAACATGAGTAAACAAGTCCTAACGATGGTCGAATTTGCAAACAAGTATATAGTCGAGCACCCCGAAGGGCGCGTGTTTGCGTCGGACATCTGCGATCTTTTCTGCTCTAAAAATGGGCTAGGCTCCGACTCTGTACGCGCGGTACAACTGGAAATTTCTAACTATTTAGAAACGAAAGGCCACAAGAAGAAAGTAATTTCTATCAATGGTGCCAAGCGTCAGGGCTTCGCGGGTATACGCCTTCTCGGTCTCGACCGACACAGCGCGACCATGCACCCCCAAACCGAAGCGCTGGACACCTTCATGCGAGAACAATTGGAGTACGGCCCGAGTTTTAGCGTACCGGTGGCTGCTCTAATGGCTAAATATCGCCGGTTCAACCCGTCAAGGGAAGGGTATCTAACTATAGACTCCGAGATAAAAAAGAAGCTTAGACTACGCGGAGTTACTAAGGGTAAAGCCAAGCATTCCGGCTCTGTTTTTGACTGCTTTATGGGGGTACGTATTGCATGATCAGAGTGACCATTATCGAAACACCTGAAGGCGTTCTATACACGACAGAACCCTTTGAACTGTACAAGTCTACTGTACGCGTCGTTAACTTCGACACAACGCAAAAGGTACTAGACGAATTAAAAAACCGTCACATAGTGTGTGAAAAGGTGCAAGCAAGAACGGAAGACAACAGGCCTTTAGTGGCTCCGTGTCCTCCTGGTCAGGTACTCACGCACGAAACTTACGACAATTTAAAGCGACTACTAATGGGTCACACGGGAGGATTAGAGGCGAGATTTATACGCGAAGAGTTGATACCTGAAGCGGGTGCCAAAATACCTTTACAATTCGTACACGATGCGTATTGCCTGTTTTCTCAGAGAAACGGCACCCAACCAATGCCCATTAAGAAGTTCGGGAAGACGCTGCGGGACCGTTTTAACATAGTAACGAAGCAGACGACATATAAGCGCAAAAATGTTACTTGCCTACTCAATTATAAAATTTAATACATAAAAACAGGAATATATTATAAACGTCGTACCGTAATTTCGCCGAGTTAATATAAAAGCGTTACGGTACGACGTTTATCTATTTTAAAGGTAACACGAGTAACACGGGGGTAACACTACGTTTTTAACCGTTAAGTCCTTGAAATTCGTTAATAATACTATAAGAGTAACACGGTAACACTACTATATAAGAAATATAAGAATATATAAGAAATATAATAAATAATTAAGAATATAGGAAATATAATAAATACTGTAATGTATAGTAAAGGGATGTGTTACCCGTAACCGCATGGGTCGAGCCCTTATGCGTAAAGGGTTGAGCGTGAAAAAAGATGTGTTACCCTTATGTGTTACCGCTCTCTATTACGCTACAGCGTTCCGTAATGCCTCTATTACGATACAGCGTTCCGTAATGCTTCGCTCGTTGCGCCTCGTGGCGATACCGGTTGCACGTTACGTGTGCGGTGCGGTAACATCGAGAGCAACACAAAACAATTCGAGAATTTTAGAAATGAGCAGACCGTTCAGCGACGCGGAATACAAGCTCGTTAAGTACCTCTTCGATCAAGGTCGTTCAGCTTGGACGAACGCAACATGTCTCGACATGGCTATGCCGGAGAAGCGAAACCTCTCGCCGCAAACTAAAACGGAGTTCGTGTCGAAGTTCCGCAAGCGTCCCGAAGTCGTAGAGGCGTACGACGAGCTGGTGGCCGAGTCGAAAGCATCAAACGCGCAAGCCGCCGCTACGATGGTGGAGACGATACGAGACAAAGCGACCGACCCGGCGGACCGATTCAAAACGTTTCCGTGGGAGTACGTCGAGCGCCAAAACGCTAAGACCGGGGAGATCTTGGGGTACGACTTCCGCCCGACCGTAGACGACCCGACACAAATCCCCGACGACCTGAAGCCGTACGTTGATTCGGTAAAGTTCGAAATGTCGATCGGCAAGTTTGTGATCATCCCTCGCGAAATCGTGTCGGAGAAGACCCGAGCGAAGTACGCCGACATGCTGGCGAAAATGACGGGCTCCTACAGCCCTGAACGCCTCGAAGTGTCCGGTCCCGATGGTAAGCCCGTCGAGACGATTAACACCGAAATGAGCGCCGTAGACGCCGCAGACGTATATCGTCGCGCTATCAAGGGCGATGCTTGACGCACCCGTCGCGGTGCGCTAGTATCCACATGTACTCGGCTAGGTTGGTGGGCACATCATCTGAAGCCTAAGTCGCTCCAGGCGCGCCGAGTAACCCCTTTTCATTCGGAGCGAACAGGAGCACAACGCTATGAAATACGACACCGATTTAGATTTGAAGACCAACCTTAAAAAATTACTAGGTTGTTATTCTACTCACCACATTTTCGTGGCTACACGTAACTTAATCACTGAACGCGACAACCTCCGCGAGTCATACAATTCAAGCGGCAAAAAACGTCGCGCACTTAGAGATAAATTCGAGACGCTTGAAACTCAGCATAACGAGCTACTAAGCACGATTGACGGCCTCAAGCAACTGGTCGAACTTCCAGAGTCAGCAGGGCTTACCGAGTTATTTGAAACTCTTGATACGGTAAAGTATGAGCGAGACCTGTATCGCGACGACGCAAATACACAGATTGGTGAAATTACCGAGATGCTCGTCGAAGCGGGTTTGATGCGTCGTAACGTAAATTCAAGCATCGACGAACTAATCAAAGACCGACTGGCAGCACAATCCCAACTGAACGAAATTAAATACATCGTACATGGCGACATTCAGCCGTGTACCGTGCTTTACAGCGACGGCACTACGACCCTGTTACGTCTCGACGAAAACGACATGATGCTCGAAACCGAGACGATCGAATGGTCAGACGTTACAACGTACCGTTGTCAAGAGTTGCTACGTGGTGGTGCTGCGCCGCTGCGTGTCATTAGACATATGGCGCAGTTAGTACGCGACGGGCGTATCTCGCTTAACGACGATGCGCTTGAGGCAAGCGGTACCGGGCAACCAGTAGTGCAAGCGAGAAAACCTGACGAATCCGCAGAGACGGTAGAGGTTCACACAATAGGCGAAAAAGAACCTCGACGCGTACCGCCCTACCATGGCACTTCAGTGACCTCGTGTGAGGTGTGTACTAACGTGTACGACTCGACCCTCGACCTGTGCCCTCAGTGTCATACGCCTAAAGGTCTCGTATCGCTAGACGATACGGACGAAGAGACAGGTGAAGCCGCGGAGCAGAAACGAATCGTGGATTGGGCACAGGACAACCCATCGGTACAACTGCGTCCGAAGTGCCACACACCGAAGGAGCGCTAACCATGAGAACTCTATTACTCGCCCTATCGCTCCTAGCGCCTGTAACGAACGCAGCCGAGTCTAAAGCTGAACAGCTCCAAGTACTCGAAGATGCGCGTAACGTCGCTCTGACGGGCTCACGCAAGCAGGACGCGCTACTTGCGGGTCTTATCTGTGAACGACGACCTGAAGAACGTAACTGTGAAGGTCAAATCCTCGTGTTACTAGAGCAGTACAAGCGCAACGTCATTAAGATGCACGGACTGGAAGAGTCGTATCGCTCTGCACGCGCTAAACTGGCGCAGTAACATGACTGACTACGTAACGAACGGGGCGTCTCTTGACGCCCTTCTTGCTATGTTCTACGCCGTACCACTCGCTCCGATATACCGTGAAAAACCTCACATGGTGATACGACCTGACGGACGTGTTCACGGCGTGTTTCCTGACGCACAGACCGTATTCGTAATCACACCGGACGACCTTACCGTGTGGCAAGCAGCATACGACGCAAACCTCGCACTATTCCCACTGAACACTTAACGCGCTACAATAGCCCCTATAACTGAACACACGTATAGGGGCTACACAATGCAGACACCTTCAGGTCTCGTGACCAAGCAAGAACTACTCGACGCACAACTCGACACGGCGCACTTAGGTCGTGTCGTGAACTCTAAGGACGCATCGGGTAACCCGATCACCACATCCACTAACCGCACAGGCGGCGTGAACCGGACGCTTGACTCGCTTGAAGCTGCTTACCTCGAAGCGATTCAGGGTACGGGCGGTATTCCGATCGGTACGTGGACGGCGGGCGTTACGACGTTTAACGCTTTCAACGAATACGCCGTGTATAACGGTATCCCGTACAAGCCGCGCACCGCTGCGACCCTGCCATACGTAGCGCAAGGCTCAGACCCTACGACCGGACCCGACGACGCGAACGTGCAGCCGTACCAAGCGATAACCCAAGCTCAGGTCGTTGCGGTCGTTGAGGAGACTATTCCTGATTTGACCAACATAGTTTACAAGGCTTCAGAGGGTAATTCTGCTGTTGAGAATATGATTGCGGGGGTGCCTATTGCGATTAGTGTTGGAGATACCGCAAGCACAGGCGCGGGCAGTTGGAAGCGGATAGCTAGTAACGGGGGTGTGTCGGACTTTATACCCTTGAACGGTGTTTGGATTTCTGATTTCGGCGATACCTTGGACGGGGTAAATGATAGCACACAACAAGTTAAAGATGCGTTTGAATACGCATCAAATAACGGACTTAGAACAGTAAAGGGTGAGGGCGTAGCTCTAATATCTTCACAAATCGATATTACTTCTCATTTTAATTGCGGCGGGGCTTTTACGTTTCTAAGAGCTTCGGATTTTGCTGATGAAATTACAGTAAGGACAGGCGCTACAAACTTAAAAATAAAAGGCATTAAGGTAAGATCTCAATCACCAACAAAAGTCGGCAGAGGGTTTGCTGTACATCACTACAACACTAAACTTACTAATATAGTCACTGAAGGTTTCGATATTGGACTTAACATACGCTCGTTTAGTTGTAAAGCA